ATGTCAGTATCTAAACGTAACGGAAAGTGGTACATACAAGGCAATATTAAAAGAGAAGACGGAACTTATTATAGGTATACAAAATTAGCTAGAGGATGTAAATACGTTAACGAAGCGCGAGAATACGAAACAGAGTTTGTAAAACAATGGCAGGCTATCCAAGTGGCAAAATACAATAAGACATTTGCTGAGCTGGCAGAAGAATATCTTGCACAAGCTGTCAACGTTAAAGCTGTGACCATCCGGACAGACCAGGATATCATAGATAAATGCAATAAAGTTTTTGGAAAAAAGAAAATAAATCTATTCAATAAAGAGTACCTACAAAAATTTATAAAAGGACTGGAAGAAAAGTACAGTAAGTCGTATGTATCGAAGTATTACTACACCATAAACAAAATATTTAAGTATGCCGTTGATGAGGATTATATCGTTATAAATCCTATGACAAAAGTACGCAGATCGGCATTCAAAGACGAAGTAAAAAAAGAAATGTTGTTTTGGGAACCATCCGAATTTGAGATATTTATACGCTATGTAAAAAATCCAGAAATGCAACGCTTTTATGTCTTTTTGTATTATATGGGAACACGAAAAGGAGAAGCTCAGGCATTACAATGGAAGGATATAGATTTTGATAAAAACACAATTAGAATTTATAAAACAGTGACAAACAAAATAAAGGGGAAAGCGTGGGAAATTACAAGTCCTAAGACACAAAACAGCATGCGTACTATAATTATGCCAGATATCGTAAAAACTGCTATGATAGAGCAGAAAACGTATTGTGAGAGGCTTTTTGGATATAACGCCGAATGCTTTGTATTTGGTTTTGATAGACCGCTTCCAGCCGAGACGATTCGCAAAAATCTTATTCGTGGAGTTGAGTCTGCAAATGCAGCCGGGAATTCACTGCGCCTTATACGTGTGCATGATTTTCGCCATTCTCATGTGTCATACTTGATCAACAATAAAGCTGACCAATACTCTGATTATGAGATAGCACAGAGATTGGGGGACACCGTCGAAACCATCAGAAAAACATATGCACACCTATTTAAAGACGCTGACAGAAAGATTATTGAATTTATGAATAAAGACACCAACAAGGCAGAAACAGTGCCAAAACAGCCTAAAACAAGTAAATACGATGAACTTAAGGAGCTTAAAGAATTGCTTGATATAGGGATCATAACGAATGAGGAGTTTTCCACAAAAAAGAAACAACTGCTAGGCATATAAAAACCGCTGATTCATAGCGGTTTTTATATGATTAGAACCATTTATATTCCTTGGTTTTTGCGTCATACTCTACATAAATGTCATCATCAGTATTCTCGCCTTTTAATGTGAAGTCAGCACTCAAGAGCTTAATATCCTTTTTATTCTTTGATGCAGGACCAAACATATCCTCAACGGTACTTGTATCACCAGGGAGGAGCGTGTCATAACACATTAAATACTGTTTTTCACCGTCAACCTCGTAAGCATAACTTATGCTTTTTAAAGTTTTCTTTGAATTGTTCTTAAACTTCGCTTTCATGTATATTGTGCCTATGGAATCTTCTTCAAACCGCAAGTCTACAAGTTCAATTTCATCGATTGTGACTGGAATAGCTTTTGATAAAGATTCCTCAGTTTTGTTGTGTATAGTGAATGAATCAGAATCCATGCTCACAGTGTATCCGTCAATGTTTGTTTCTTCTGTTTTACCAGCGTTAAAATAACCGACGATCTGATTGTTATCATTTACTGTAAGACCTAAGCATTCAAGCTTTAAAACTGCATTAACAGCATCTACATATTCGTCGCTCCCTTTATCATTAACTTTAATTTTACTTACTGATCCGTCGTTCTCTAAAAAATAAAGGATACTTAAGTTTTCCTTTTCATATTCAACTTTTTCAAACGATTTATCATAGGATTTGAATTTTAAGTCTTTTATGCCTTCATCAGCTAATTGCTTATTGGCGTCTTCAATCATTTTAGCTACCGTTTTGTTTCCCAATTCTGACTCTAGCGTAGGCTCAGAGGCGCAACCTCCCATACTGAAAAGCATTGCTGCGCTAAAAAATACAGCGAACAGTTTTTTCATTTTCATTTCCCTCCATACTGTTGTTTATTATATTATATCACTTAAAAACGAATCACAAAATACTTACTTGCATATAATATTATAGTGAAATTACTAATATATGAACGGCGTATAGAAAAAGAGAAGACTCTGCGCGATTTGTCAAAACTAACTGGCATTACTAAAAGCACCTTAAACAACTACGAAAACGGAAAAACATCACCTACTATACACCAACTTGAAAAAATAGCGGAGGCGTTACATATAAAAATAACAGACTTGTTTGAGTCTGACTTTAAATAGGGGATTTGTCCAATTTATTGGACATCTACAGAAATAATTGGCAGCGTTACCAATTTTATATTTTTTGCGATATAATATAGCTATAGAAAATATTACCAATTTTATAGGAGGATAAAGATCATGGAAACAGAAGATTTTTACATAAGGCATATCGTAAAAATGGTGAGGGGAGTGAAATCGTTAAAAGTATTGAGAGAATTGTATTATGAACTACTATGGATAAAATTGAATCACTAATAAAAAAGACAAGGAAAATCACTCCTTGCCTTCTTTTTGCAGATTTTCTGCCAACGTTGTAAGAAAATTTTCGATTGCTTCCTTTTCATCATCCGGCGCCTCCAGATAGGTTTTTAAAACCATCTGGCTTTTTTTGTTCAGATTATACCGTTCTGATAATTTTTCCATCAGCGTATTTGGTAATTTCATGAACATGTCGACATCTGCGCCCTCAGTGAGCCAGAAGTAATCTACGTTAAATTCTCGACAAATAGATTTTAAGGTCTGCTCTGACGGATTTCGTTCGCCACTTTCTAATTTTGATACAGCTGTGTCGCTTATACCAATTTTTTTTCCAAAGTCTCTTTGACTAATTCCTAATGTTTTTCGTATCAATTTTATACGACCATTCATTTTTTTCACCTCCTCGTCATTATGATATACTTTAAATCGTACTTAGTCAATAAAAATAACAAAATAACTTGACATAAATGACTAAGTACGATATTATGATGGCGTAGTTAATGTAAAGGAGGTGAAGAAAAGGCATGCATCAAAGATACACGCCAAATAACTTGAATACAATTTTCAATATCTCGAACACGTAACTGTCAATTATAAGTCTTTCTAAGTACGGAATAACTGGCATGAGTGCAAGTGTCAGATATATGTACCAAAACAAAAGTTTTTCAGTGAATGATTTATCAGGTGGAGCACGAGATGGGCTATTCTCTTGTTCCACAGATTCAGGTATGCTTGTTTCTTCCTCTATTGCATAAGAAGGTGGTGCTTCTTTATACATAATGGATATTGCTTTCGCATATTCAATGAACTCTTTCATTTTCTCATGATATTCACGAAGAGCTTCATTCGCTTTATCTATTGAAGGTTTAATGGCATCGGAGACAACTTGCTGAATTTGTTTAATTTGTTCCGTATAACTTTCGGCAAGTTGTCTTATTGGTTCTGTGATTTTCCTTAACATCGCATAATAGTCATTGAGATATTGTTCTAATTGATAGTTATTCACATTTTCACCCCCTTTCCATGTAAATAAATACTATCACATTTGCAGGAAAGGTCAATTATTCAATCACAAAGGAGGTGATTAAATGACAGCAAAAGAATATATGGAAATCGCCAAGCGGAAAGGCAACGAACGAGTGTGCGAATTGATTAAATTTTTGCAGGACAACGGATATGACTATTCAGAATTTGATATTGGCGTTCTTGTCAGTGGCCATATAAGACAAGAAGTTGCAAATTGCCGAACGCCTACGCATGGAAAAGCGTGCTAGAAAGGAGGAAAGTTATGCACGAGTTAATAAAGATTCAACACGACAACGACCGTATAACGGTACTGGCAAGAGATTTACATGGATTCTTGGAAATTGAAAGTAATTTCACAACATGGTTCAGACGTATGTGCGAATATGGATTTGAGGAAACAAAAGACTTTGTTCCATTTTTGGAAGAAAGTACAGGCGGACGCCCAGCCACTGATTATCAGATTACTATTGAAATGGCGAAAGAAATCGCTATGATTCAACGTAACGAAAAAGGTAAACAAGCAAGACAGTATTTCATTCAACTAGAAAATGACTGGAACAGCCCACAGAAGGTCATGGCACGAGCATTGCAGATGTCACAAAGAGAATTACAAACACTGCGTATAGAAAATGAAGAAATGAAGCCTAAGGCATTATTTGCTGATGCAGTATCAACAAGTCATGACAGCATTCTCATAGGACAGTTGGCAAAGCTCATTAAACAAAATGGATGCGATATCGGGCAAAACAGGTTATTTACATGGATGCGAGAAAACGAGTATCTCTGTACCAAAGGAGATAACTACAATATGCCGACACAAAAAGCAATGGAACGAGGACTGTTTGAAATCAAAGAGCGGACAGTCAACAATCCAGACGGAAGTGTTAGAACAACACGAACCACAAAAGTAACGGGAAAAGGACAGATTTATTTTGTGAATAAATTCTGCATACATAAGGGGTGATATTATGCCTATCGCAAGATTTGTAACAGCGAAGGATATTCAGCGTATTCACAATGAGCGAAATCCAGATAATCCGATTGGATATGGTATGGCTTGTACGATAAAACAAACATGCCGTGAGAAATATGAAAAAGAGTTCGGAAAAGTCAAGCTTTACGACGAACGTAGGATACCTCTCTCATGGTATGAGGCATATTACAGTGAGGATGTGTTTGATCCTCGGAAGAAACGCAAGCAGGAAAGGAAGTGAAGGAGTGGACACAGAATCAATAGTTGAAGTGAGGTATCTACAGGAATGTTTAGGTTGTCCATACCAGGTATTAATAATCAAACCTGCAATAACCAAAAACACGTCATATGTTAATGGTCCTGCTCAAGAAATTACAATAGGGAAACCAGAGGTCGTCTGTGAACATTTTACCGTTTGTAAAAGGATGCAGCGCCTTATGTGGCAGAAGTATCACATAAAAAAAGATGCTCCCAAGTCTTGGCGGACAGAGCATCTAAACCACGAACCCTTATAAAAAGATTCATCTTTATTATAAGTGATACAAAGTGGAAAAGCAAGGGAGTGAATTAAAATGGAAGCAATCAAAGAATTACTATTTTGGTGGATGTTATTAGACAATATCGCTTTAGTACTTATAAAAAGTTGGAGAAAAGAACGGATAGATCAGTTAAAAACTTTGGATACAAAAGATTGAATATATGCATTTACTTGAGCAATCAATTTCATAAAACCACCCTTTCTTTATTACACATAATCATGAAAAGAGGGATAAATTGTCAAAAGAAACACCGTATATCTTTGCTAAGAATCAAGTACGAATGATACTCCGCAAAGGCAAGGATAACGCAATCTCTAGACCGATGTTAAAACAAATAACCGGTATGGATGATCGCACAAACAGATTAATCATTGAAGACCTGCGCTGCGAAGGAATACCGGTCATGTCCTCATCGTCAGATAAAGGATATTGGTTACCGCAAACAGCGTCAGAGGTAGAACACTACATAAATGAGAACCGCCATCGCGCAAGGGAAATTAACCTCATGGCACAGAGAGCAGAAGCGTGGCTGAGAGAACATGCAGATGAGCTGGAGGACTAATGATGTGGGAATACATAGTAATCGGTCATGCAGCATTAACTATATATCTGGTTATCAGTATGTACAACACGCTGTGCATGGGAGTTATATGTGACCCGATTGTTTTACTGGAGAAGCATCATGAAAACCATCTATAACCACATGGATCCAGACCATTATGACGAAGAGTGGGAGCCGGCAGCTGAGGAACTGGCAGACCTGCAGGCGGAAGCTGAGGAAGAAGAAAGAAAGGAAACAGCAGTGGAGAGATATATCAGATCTACTGAGGAGGTATTTTGATGGAAAAGATATTTCAGACAGCGGCAAAACAGATAGCAAACTTAATCATAAACGCCACACCTAAGGATAATATTAGTTATCATTTAATGCTTAGCATAAACAAAGGTATGCCAATCGGATTTGGTGTAACACGTTGGGATTCAGCGACAGGCGGAGATCCTTTAGAGAGTTGTTTGATTGATTTTAGCCCTTGTGATACAGACGTATCCATTGCAAAAAAAATTAGCAGAAGTAACAAACATCATAAATGGGAAAATTGACCCATTTGAGGAGGAAAAGAATGAACGAAAATAAAGACGAAATCGCTGTTGTTGAATACAGTGTTGAAGGAAGTAATTTCAGACTTACTCCAAGTATTGTGCAGAATTTCATTGCAGGAAGTGATGCAGGAGAGATTACAATTCAGGAGTTTAAATTCTTTTCGGAATTGTGCAAGGTCAGAAAGCTCAATCCATTTACAAAAGAGGCGTATTTAATCAAATTCGGGAATCAGCCTGCACAAATGGTCGTCGGAAAAGATGCTATCTTAAAAAGAGCCATCATGAACCAGAATTACGATGGAAGAGAGCAGGGCATCATAGTGAAACTTGCTGATGGCTCTATAGATTTCAGGAAAGGAACATTCCGCTTAAATGATGAACAGCTCGTTGGCGGATGGGCAAAAGTGTATCGCAAAGATATTAGTCATCCTACGGAAATCACAGTATCATTTGATGAAGTTGCGCAGCGTAAAAAGAATGGAGAACTCAACAGTAACTGGGCTACGAAAGGCGCAACTATGGTAGAAAAGGTTGCGCTCGTAAGAGCACTGAGAGAAACCTTCGTGGAAGATTGCGGAGGGATGATTGATGCTGATGAGGCATGGGATGCATCGGAAATCAACGGAAAATCGCAAATACAGAAGCCCAAAAAGGACGAACGCCTCGAAGATGCGACAGAATGGTATGGTAAATTGCGCAAAGAACTGACTGCAAAAGGATATGATTTTCGAAACAAAGAAAATAACGACTTCATAACGATGGCAGCTGGTATCGCTACACAGGATATCAGCGTGTTAAATGTAGATCAGATAGAAAAACTATGTGATACCTATGAAAGCATTTTAGAACAGGAGGACAATGGATGAATCTACTTAAAACCGATAACAGCCTTTCTATAGATGCAGAGAGAAAGATTATTGCATTCAAAGAGGCTATGGAAGCTATCGAAGAGCAGGAAAAGGAATTTAGAAATCAGCTTCTGCAAGAAATGAAAAAGAGAGGAATCACCGGTTACAGGGATGAGAACATCACTATTTCGCTGGTACTGGAAGGTGAATCTGAAAAATTCGACACAAAAGCATTTAAAAAGAAATTCCCTGCGATGCATAAAAAGTTTGTAAAAATAACGCCGATAAAAGAACATGTACGATTAAGCATTAAGAAAGGAGTGACATCAGATAATATGATTACTGAAGTTACTCCGGAAGTCGAACAGATAAAGGTAGTCACCAATGGCGAAATCGAAGCGTTCTAAAGCCTGCGACATATCCTCAAAAGTGAGACAGATTGTTAAAGAACGGGATGGCAGCAGATGCATATGGTGTGGCAAATACCTTTCTTCACCTCAAATCTGCCACTATATATCTCGTGGTGCAGGAGGATTGGGAATACCACAAAACCTAGCTTGTGGATGTGTAAAGTGCCATCAGCAGGCAGACCAAGGGACACACACTAAGAGGTTTAAATTCGCGATGAGGGAATACCTGAAAAAATGTTATCCAGATTGGGATGAATTGGAATTGAGGTACAGAAAATGAATGAACGTTTATATCTGTTCAATCCCTTCCGAATTAAGGAATGGGAGAACATACAAATCAAGGAACAACTGGATGTACTCATAAGCAGTTATGAAGTAGATGCCTGCGCTCCCAGTCAATATGCAGGGAATATCGAAAATCTAGCAAACCAGTTATATCTTATCGGGGAAATGATTGCTCGTCTTTATGAAGAGGTTAATGTTATGAAAGCGGACGTTTCCAACGAAGAAAACCTGCAGGTCTATAAGCAGAGGGATGTATACGAGAAGACACATACCGGGAAGCCGCCTGCTATGAGTTATTTCCAAGCGTTAGCGAGTGATTTTGTCAAAGACAAGAGAGTTTTATTAGCCAAGAAAGAAAGCGACCTAAAACGCTTTAAAATCGCTTATGAAAGTATCGAATCAAAAATGAATGCAGTGAAAAAGAAAATGGAAGCTGTACGGTTTGAGGAATTCGGTGGTTGATGATTAACTATCCAGACGGACGAAAGTATACCTCCACACAAACACCGCCCAAAAGGCCTAAAAAGAGCAAGTATGGAGCGGTTAAGACAGAGGTAGACGGAATTAAGTTTGACAGCAAGCACGAGGCATTACGTTACCAAGAATTACGGCTACTGGAGCAGGCAGGGGAGATAACAAACCTCCGCCTGCAGGTGCCTTATACACTCTTTCCAAAAAACAAGCATGGAAGAGCCTTAAAGTATATTGCAGACTTCGTCTATAACGACGATACAGGCGCTCTGGTGGTCGAAGATGCAAAAGGTCACCCTACAGACGTATATAAGATAAAGCGGCGCCTAATGGCGGAATTAAAGGGTATTGAGATAAAGGAGACATAAAATGAATTGGGAAGATATGAAAATCCTCGTAGAGAAATGCGTGCCAGAACAGTTGCTTAAAGAGTACGATATATGCATCGAAATAAGCTGTGCAGGCGCCCACACGGACGAAACACGAATCGAGATAGACAACAGCAAATGTGAGATTTTTGTCACAGAAAGCTAACAGATTGAGGTGGTGAGGATTGGAAGAATTAGGAACATATGTGAATTTATTCCGTAAATTCACTGAATGGGAATGGTACAAGGATGTGCCTGTGAAAACACTGTTCCTACATTGTTTGATCAGAGCTAATTACAGAGCTCAGAAATATAAAGGGAGGACTATAGAACGAGGAAGTTTCGTGACATCCCGAAAAAATTTATCTTTAGAAACAGGGTTGACAGAACAACAGGTTAGAACAGCATTGGGCAAACTAGTAGACACTAAAGAAATAACCAGAAAAACAACCAACAAGGAAACGGTCATAAGTGTAGTAAACTACGACAAATATCAGCCTAACAGGCTAAGTAAAGACCAGTCAATCAACCAGCAGGATAACCAACAAGCAACCAATGAGCAACCAACAAATAACCAACAAATAACCATCAATCAACCACAATATAATAAAGATAATAAATACAATAAAGAAAATAATCTTTTAAGTAATATAAACAGCCTTCCTGTTTCTCCTTTCCCGGATGTTGAAAAACAGCTTGAAGAAAAAGAGCAGGAACAACAAAAGTTATATGGTACACCAATCATAGAACTGTATGAAGAACGCTTTAACCGCTTATTATCACAAAGGGAGCTGCAAATAATCTGTCAATGGAAAGAGGAGTATGACGATAAGCTATTACGTTATGCATTCAGGGAAATGTTGGTACAGGATAAAAACAGTGTTGATTATGTTGATCGTATCTTATTAGATTGGAAAAAGAGAGGGCTGACAGCCGAGCAGTACGAGGGAGGAGAGAGATAAGTTTTTAATAAAAATATGACAACCTATGATAACATCCTGGATTTCATCATAAGACGTCAAGGTGAGTTGGGCATCAGTAACCGTAAACTTGCAAAAATAGAGCACTACATGAGCAATTAAGTTTATTTTAAGGGAGGGAAAATGGAAAGCTATATCAAACATGGGGATTGTCTTGAAGTAATGAAAGATATTCCAGACAAAAGTATTGATATGATACTGTGCGATCTCCCTTATGGTACGACACAATGTAAATGGGATGTTGTTATTCCGTTTGATAAGTTGTGGGAGCAATACTGCAGAGTAGCAAAAGACAATGTAGCTATTGTTTTGTTTGGTAAGGAATAAAACACAGTTACAGCTTTTTTAGAGAGAGGTGTAAGAATTGAAAATAGAATTATATAACGACCATTTTGAAAACGCCAAACGATACCAGATACCAAGAGCGCAGCTTATTATAGCCGATATCCCATATAACATTGGGACGAACGCATACGGATCGCGTTCAGACTGGTATATTGGCGGCGATAACAAAAACGGCGAGAGCAGCAAGGCAGGGAAAACGTTCTTTGATACAGATGATGATTTCAAGATTTATAATTTCTTCCAGTTCTGTGTACGATTATTGAAAAAAGAGCCTAAGGAAACTGGGAAGGCACCTTGCATGATTATTTTCTGTTCTTGGCAGCAGCTTAATGAGATAAGGGAGTACGCAAAAGGATTTGGATTTAAACACGCACAACCGTTATTTTTCATAAAAAAAAACATCATCTCAGGTGCTAAAGGCCAACATGCGTGTGTGCGGAGCGACAGAGACAGCGATTGTACTGTACCGTGATAAGCTGCCAAAGTTTAACAACAACGGAAGGATGATACTGGATTGGTTTGAGTGGGATAGAGGCGGTAATTATCCTAAAATACATCCAACACAAAAACCAATCCCTTTATTAAAACAACTCATCCAGATTTACACTGATATCGGTGATGTGGTGATTGATCCGGTAGCAGGCAGCGGGTCAACGTTAAGATCGTGCGCAGAATTAAACCGCAGTTGTTATGGGTTTGAGATAAAAAAAGAGTTTTACAATAAGTCAAAAAAGTTGATGCTCTCGGATGTTAATCTGGCGCTGGAGATATAGCGATGAAACAGTCAGTAATAGCAGGTCACGCCGTAGTAAAAATTGAGGATATACTCAAAAAGTGCGGTCTGGAAAATGTCCTTGTCACTGTTAATGATAAAGATTATGTGGCACTAGATGAAGTAAAGAAAGCGATAAGAGAGTTATATGAAGGAGAAGAAAAATGATGAAAAGGATATTAGACGTTTGCTGCGGAAGTAAAATGTTTTATTTTAATAAAAATAATCCTCTTGTGCATTTTAATGACCTCAGAAAGTTAGAGGAACCGCTTTGTGATGGAAGAATGCTTAAGATACATCCAGATACTCAGTGGGATTTCAGACACCTGCCTGTACCGGATAACACCTATGACATGGTTGTGTTTGATCCGCCGCATTTAGTAAAGGTTGGAGATAATTCATGGTTGGCAAAGAAATATGGAAAATTACCGCCAGAATGGAAACCATACTTGAAACAGGTATTTGATGAATGTATGAGGGTGCTTAAACCATATGGAACGTTGGTATTCAAATGGAATGAAACAGATATAAAGCAAAAAGAATTGTTTGAAGTATTAGATACTATACCGATATTTGGAGATAAAGGTAGAGGGAATAAGACTTATTGGTTTGTATTCATGAAGGAGAGTGAAGAAGAATGAACAGAGTGGTATTAGTCGGCAGGCTTACAAAAGACCCAGTGCTGCGTAAGACTGCAAACGGAGCCAGTGTCACAAGCTTTACATTGGCCTGCACCCGCCGTTTCAAGCAGGAGGGACAGCCGGATGCTGATTTCATCAACACTGTCATCTGGAACAAGACTGCAGACAGCATATCACAGTATACGCATAAAGGCTCACTGGTCGGTGTGGAAGGAAGAATCCAGACACGCAGCTATGATGATAAGGACGGTAAACGCGTTTATGTAACTGAAGTTGTCGCAGACAGCGTACAGTTTCTGGAAAGTAAAAGCGCAGCTGCAAGTAATGCCTATGTACCGGAACAGGGAAGCAATCAGGGCTACCAGAGTGACAACGGACAGTCCTACTCCAATGACTTTACAAGCAGCAGTACACTGGATATCGCCAGTGATGATCTACCATTTTAAGAGGGCAGAATCATGACGCTTCATGAATTTTTGAAATGTTGCGACGATGCTGATTATGTAGGTATTTGGGATATTAGTGGTGACCCATGCAGAAAACATAAATCAAAGAAACGATTCCAAAAATGCCCTACACAGCAACGATATTTTAAAATTGGAAATATACCATACGGAAGAATCAAATGTTTCCTAGAAAAAGAAATCGTAATGATAAACCATTCTGATAAAGGATACCTTGTACGGATACATAACAAAGGTGAAGCAAAAGCAAATTTAGACAGATATGATTTAGCAAGGAAAATCGCTGATGAAATTAAAAGGAGATGAAACAATGAATAAATATCAAGAAGCATTGAATGCATTGTGTGATGAAGATGAAATGTATAAATTGGCTAAAGGATTTTCTTTTGATGATGATTACACGTCGGAGTACGACTATGAAAAAGCAAAAGAATATTGTAAAAATAAGATTCAGGAATTAGTTAATAACCCGCCTTTAAAATTCGAAGATTTGCATAAAGGTATGTGGATTTGGGATGATAAAACAAAGTCATATATCTACATATTTAAACCGTTAGATTGGAAACCGGTAAAAGGTATTAGATATGCAAGCCATATAATAACAAACAGCGTAGAAGGTTACTATATGGACTTTGAAGAAAACCGTTTCTATCGCAGGGAAGTACCACAAGAAGGGCAAGAAAATGAGTGATGGAATAAACAAAGAAATAGTATTACATTGTTTAAAATCCGCAAGTGATTTTCACGATGAAATTTGTGAAGAGTGTCCAATGTATTCTAAGTGTGATCATACATGGAAAAGCAAAGTGTATGAGCGAGCGCTTGAGCTAATTGAAAACCAATGGATACCGGTAAAAGAGAGGGTACCAATCTTTACAGGATATGCAGTGTTAGCGATATTGGAAAATGCATATGGACAGCGAAAAGTAGAAAAGATATTCACGGGATACGGACGTGGCGAGCGATGGTATTGCAATAATAAATGCATAGACATGGAAAAATGGAAAGTAATAGCATGGATGCCATTACCGGATGCATATGGAGGTAAACGATGACTCGCAAGGAGATTACTATACTGTTAGGCGATATCCTTTATCAGCAAAGGTTTACCGGTATCGGTAAATACTATGCCAGTGAGGTTACCATCGATTACGGCACGAAAGATGCGTGCAGAGTTGATTACATGCAATTTGTGCCACCAAACCAAATGAGCATCAGTGGTTTGGAAAAAGGCATCTTTATCTGCTACGAGGTAAAAAGCTGCGTAAATGATTTTAAAAGCGGATACGGACAAAATTTTATCGCCGAAGAAAATTACCTTGTTATGCCGATGGAGTTATACAAAAAAGTTATACATGATATCCCGAATGGTGTTGGTGTGCTTGTTCCGGTGCCTGCTGCAATGGGGAGAAAAAATAGCGATTGCTGGCAAGAGTTTGATCACCCAACTGAATTTAAAGGCGACAGTAATGATTGGAGACTGCATAAAATCAGAGACGCATATTCAAAATACCGAAAAAAATCAATCACAGAATTATTATTTTGTATGCTAAGGAGCGGCAAGGGAGACAGGCAATGAAAAAATACAATAGCATAGACAGCCGTATACATACAAACAGCAGGTTGTGGTATTTTATTCGGATGGCAGCGAGGAGGTTGAAAAATGCGGAGAACGACCTTAGAAAAAGTATATAACGTTAAAATTGATGAAATCAGAATTGCAGGAAAAGGCGCATATGTACTGCATGAAGAAAATCTACAATTATTGTTTTATACGATTGGAGAGCTGCAGCAGTACCTAGAGGAGGTATACACATGATTGATATAGCACTGGCAGTAATGCTGTATTTTACCTTTTTGATGATATGTATAATCAACGAGCACGAAGGCAAGTGGTGATAAAATGAGTTGGCGTGATGAAGAAGCACCTTTAATTGATGAGGATGAGTTTATGAGAGGTTATGTGGAAGGAGAACTCAAAAATTACTATCTGTACTTATACAAATGGCATCTTTTAGAAAGGGAACAACGTTCTCTCAGTTGTTCTACAGGTGGTAGTATAATACGTATGTCTAATGGTGTTTCAGATGGGAAAAGTCCACAGGATCGTTTCATGATGAAATCGGCTGCACTAGAAGAATTACAAGCCCCATTTGAAGAGAAAATGGACAGGATAGACAAATGGATAAGTGTCTTGCCAGAAAAATACTATGATGTTGTGAAACTATATACCATGAGAAATCGTGGCGAAGGCTCTAAGAAAGTGGGATGGGAAATGGATATTGGTGAGGAATTAGTACGGAAGCGTGCAGAACGTGCAATAAGTCAAATTTGCTCAAAAAACAGTAATATTTTATGAAACTGTCACGTTGCGACTGGGTTTGACGTGATATAATGATAGCGTGGAAGTACGGGGGATGAGGTGCGATCCTCTTCCTTGTGCTTCACTTTCCCCTTACGGTTTACTTACGCGGCATCTTAGGATGCCTGCCGTAATCTGCAGGTGATCCCACCCCTTTCCCATATATCGCCTGTAGATTAGGGTAAGTAATCTTCCTATCTATGCAAATATCCTTAAAAAACAATGAGATAGGCGTTTTAAGGGCCTGGGCTGACGAAATGAGCTTGGCAAACCAGCAGGAAACGAGTTGGTCAATGATGAGATAGCGCACTCATGTAGGCAGACATAAAAAAGGCGCTTTAAAATCAAAACGTAGTTATCGCACCTCTTAACAATGTGGCACAGATAACTCTATAGAGGCCAAGGATGCATAGACGTATGCTATTAACCGAGAGCCTGTTAAACAAAGCACGTAGAACTGCCCGTTATAAGGGATACAGGAGAAAACGTGCTTTTTATATACCCGAAAGGAATGATGACATGGAACTAACGGAATTATTGAATAAAATCAAAACGCTTTTTAATGCCAATGACACAAAGCAACTAACTGATCGTCTTATAGATGTTTCAATAAACAACGATTTCAAATACCATAAGTCATTCGTGGATATTGTAGGTGATTTAAAAACAGATTGGCTGCAAATGATATACCAATACTACGAGGCAGACAGAGAAGATAAGAAACAAGACTACACACCGAAAACAATCGGTGTTTTATTATGCCAGTTATTGGGTGAATGCAGCAAAGTATATGATCAATGCGCAGGAAGCGGATCGTTGACAATACAGTATTGGTCGCAACATCCGGATACAGAATTTATCTGTGAAGAATTGGACGAAAATGTCATGCCGTATCTATTGTTTAATTTGTCGGTGCGGAATATCAAAGGATATGTAGTGCGAAAGGATATTTTAGCTGACGAGACATACCACTGTTATAAATTAACAAAAGGTGAAAGGTTTTCGATGGTATCAGAAATAGACCGTCTCGATGTCGATTACAGTAACATAAGCGGATGCATCAGTAATCCGCCATATAACATCAAATGGCAGCATCCAATGTTCGCGGCATTCGACAATAGATTTGCGGAGTATGGAGTACCGCCAGAAAACAACGCGAATTATGCTTTTATGCTAAACGCATTAAACAAGGCAGAACGATGCGCTTTTATACTGCCAAATGGAGTATTAAGTGCAGGAGGACCAGAACAAGGTATCCGAAAAGAGATGGTAAACGGTAATATCATAGATACGGTTATTACCTTGCCAGATAAAATGTTTGTGTCAACATCCATACCTACGTGTATCGTTATCCTGGACAAAAAGAGAAAAGGCAACAAAGTGCATATGGTTGACATGCGCCAACAATGCGCACAGGAAGTAAGAGAACAAAAAGGGCAATACGGCAGTAATTCGCACACAAACAGAGTGTATAAAAAAGAGTTCAATGTCTTTACTCCAAATAACATCAAGCGATGTCTGGATGCCATAAAAGCCGCTGATCCGATTACAGAATTTTATAGTCACCCATCTATAAAAGACATCGAATCATTGGATTACATATTGATGCCAAGCAGATATATAGACATTGCATATAAAACAATCCACCGTGATATCAAAGATATTGTCAATGACATAAATAATAATGTAAGAGACAAGAATGTAACCAAAATTACAATCAATGAATCACTTGCGAAAGGCATCGGCATGTATGATATATACGAATTGCAAGAACGAAGTAATAAGATGATGCGAGAATGGAATGAATCAGTCAAACATCTAGGAATAGCAGTTGACGAAGAACACTTTATACGTGTCAGCAAGAATAAAAACGAAATCAAGATCGAACAGCAAGACAAGGAGATTGCATCAGAGTTGATTATGCAGATTATCAACAGTTGGAAAGCTCATATTATGTATCTTAACAACAAGCAAAATATACTTTTAGCCGAGTTGAGAGACGTACTGCTTGAAAAGCTAATGTCTGGTGAAATAGAGGTGTAGTTTATGATTACAGTATGTAAAGATTGCCCTAAAAGGCACCCAGGATGCCACGGGACGTGCGAATGGTACAAGGCAGAACGTAAGGCGTTGGATAAAGAAAATACACGCAGGCGAACTGAAAACACAGCAGGATTTGATGCAAGCAGACACTGGGAATATAGGAGAAAAAGAAAATGAAGGTAAATGTATTAGGTACAGTATATAGAATCAAATATGTTCCTTCCCTTGATGGTAGAGGAGGAGAAACAGATTTCTATACCAAGGAGATCCGCATAAGTGAGCAAGAAGACATTCCTGCGGAATATAAAACAGATAATCTGAAAGAAATGCAGAGGCATGTATTGAGACACGAGCTGATACATGCATTTTTGTTTGAATCCGGCATGGACCAGAGCAGTGCTGCACATGAGGCGTGGGCCGCGAATGAGGAAATGATAGACTGGATGGCAATACAGATGCCAAAGATAATGGCAGCATACGAAAGCGTGATAAACAAGAATGTAATTGAATCACGCTATATCGATGAAATAAAGTCAACTGAAGTGGAATTATAACGAAAGGAGGTTAATCTATGCCAAGACAAAGAAGTCCCAGCAGAGACGAAGCTAAGCGGATGTATCTTGATAGCAAAGGTAAGATGCTGCTAAAGGATATTGCTAAAGCTGTAAGTAAGAGAGATTCAGACATCAGAAAGTGGAAATCTCTTGATAAATGGGATGAGGAATTGAAAGGGAACGCTCCCATTGCGAAAGGGAACGCTCCTAAACAGAACAATGGCATAAAGAAACCTCCTAAAACAGAGCTGCTGCCGGAAGAAATAGAAACACTGAACAATGAGGAGCTGACCGAGAGACAGCGCCTTTTTTGTCTATATTATGTAAGATGGTTTAATGCGACAAAAGCATACCGCAAGGTGTATGATTGTGATTATACAACAGCGATGACAAACGGAAGCATGCTACTGAGAAATACTAAGATACAAGAGCATATTCAAGCAATCAAGGACGCTAAGATAAAGCAGGCCATGTACACAGCTGAGGATTTCTTCCAGAAAATGATGGATATTGCTTATTCAGATGCAACAGACTTTCTTTCATTTGGCAGACGGATAAACGAGAAAACAGGTTTGGAATATAACTATGTTGATTTCCTTGACAGCTCAGAAGTAGACGGCACACTTATCCAAGAGGTGAAACAAGGCAAGGACGGCTGCTCTATAAAACTTGTCAGCAAAGAGTTTGCGCTAAAATGGCTGGATAAGCATTATAGCGAAGCTACGGACTTACAGAAAGCGCAGATTGAGCAGTTAAGAGCACAGACGGATAAGTTGAAAGCAGATAGCAATGATATTCCTGATGAGAGCGTACAGAACAAAATGGATGCTATCACTGGTATTGTAGATCAAATGCAACCACTTGGAGATGATGACGTATGACACAACCAATGTTATTACTATCGCCTAAGTTCAAGGATTTCCTTCGCTTAGACACTGAGCGAGAATTTCTGGAAGGTGTTACAGCCTGTGGTAAAACAACCGTCGGCATTTTCAAATTCATGTGTAAGGTTGCAAATAGCGGCATAAGGTTTCATGTTATCGCTGGTGCTGATCTAGGTACAGTGGAAAAAAACGTCATAAATGGAGAGCGGATGCTGCTCGATCAATTCGACGGAGTAGCAGAGTACTATCCATCCGGTAAACGTAAAATCAGATTGCCTCATATTGAGTATCAAACAAACAAAGGCACTAAGATCATTTACATATGTGGATATGACAATAAAAAGCGGTGGCAGAAAGTGCTTGGTGGTCAAGTAGGATGTGTGTATGTTGATGAGGTAAACATTGCTGATATGGAGTTTTTGCGTGAGATATCCCACCGCTGTGTTTACATGATGACGACTTCAAACCCTGATGATCCTTCTCTTCCTGTATATGATGAGTTTCTTAACAGGTCACGACCTCTGAAAAAATACAGAAAAGATTATCCAGAGGAATTATTGTATATGCTGAATCAGCCTGCAGAAAAAGGGTGGGTACACTGGTATTTCAACTTCAACGATAATGCCGCATTGTCGCAGGAAGCCATTGAGCGTAAGAAAAAAGCGGTAGCACCCGGAACTAAGATGTACAAGAATAAAATATTGGGACTGCGTGGCAGAGCCACAGGGCTTGTATTTCCGAATTTCAGTAGAAGTAAAAATGTCATATCAAAAGCCGATGCGAAGAAATATACGTATCGGTATTTTACTGTTGGCGTTGATACATCGTACTCAGCAAATAGTCCGGATACCATTGCTTTATTGTTTATTGGCATTACAACATGCGGCAAGGTCATTATACTGAATGAGGAAGTATACAACAATGCGGATCTAAATACACCACTCGCACCAAGTGATGTTGTTAATAGGTTAATGGATTTTTTAGAGCGAAATAGAAAGGCGTGGGGCTTCGCTAAACATGCATTTATTGACTGCGCTGATCAGGCAACACTGACGGAGCTATATAAATACAAGAGGACACACCCATGTATTTATACATTTGATGATGCATGGAAGGAAACAACCATCATTGACCGTATCCATATGCAGCAGGGATGGATATTTCATGGCGATTATCTAGTTGTTGATGACTGCATACATCACATCAGAGAGCTGGAGGTTTACAGTTGGCAGGAAGACAAATACGAGCCAGAAGACAGAAATGACCATACAATCAATGCTGGTCAGTATGGATGGCTGCCATTTGTGCAGTATATCAAGACATCCGATCCATAGGAGGTGGACGATGAAACTATTTAATAAAGCAAAGAACGTGATAAGAGCATGGCTCGATATCACACCTGCGCAGAAAAACATTTATTATCTGAATGAAACATTTAACTTTGAGTCTAATGCGATAAAAAATCGTATATGGATGCGAGGCGATCCAGAAGAACTTGATGAGTTTTACAAACAACTAGAGCGCGACAATTCATACTTCTGGGCAGCAAGCCCCCGTATAAAGATACGCAAGATTCATTCAGGTCTTCCTTCGTTGATGGTGCAGGTCCTTACTGATATCGTAATACGCGATTTAAATGGCATCGAGGTCGAGGCGCGGCAAATAGATTGGGATAACATCAGCAAAGATAACAATTTCAATGAGGTTTTACGTAAGGCAATTAAAGAAGCGCTGTTCATTGGTGACGGCGCTTTTAAAATCTCATTTGATAAGAAGCTTACACAATATCCAATTATAGAGTTTGTTCCTGGGGATAAGGTGGAAATCGTCTATGAACGTGGCCGTTTTGTGGAATGTGTATTCAAGACAGAATATAAGCACGCACACAAGCGTTATGTTCATTACGAGCACTACGGCAAGGGGTACATCAAAAATGTATTAACAGAATGGGGCATGGATGATCCTTTGCCATTATCAACGATCCCTCAAACAGCTAACATTATTGATGTTGCCTTCGCTGGCTATAAACTTCCGGATGAAAAAGGTGAAAATGAAATCTACGGTCGATTTGCGATGGCTGTACCGTTCAAGATTAAGGATAGCACAAAGTGGGAGAATCGCGGAGAAAGTATTTTTGATAAGAAAACATCATCCTTTGACGGGCTGGATGAGATTATCAGCCAGTGGGTAGATGCTGTAAGAGCCGCCAGGACAAAGCAATATATTCCGGAGGCGCTTATTCCTCGTGATCCAGAAACAGGGCAGATGCTACAATTCAATCAATATGATGATAGATTCCTGATGATAGAAGGCAACATGAAGGAAAAAGGTGAAAATCAAATCAATGTCACGCAACCTGTCATCCCTTCTGAGAATTATCTACAATCTTATATTTCTTTCCTAGACCTTTGTCTGCAGGGAGTTATATCACCATCTACATTAGGTATTGATACAAAAAAGATGGATAATGCGGAAGCACAGAGAGAAAAAGAAAAAACCACGTTGTATACAAGAAATATCATCATTGAAGCGATACAAAAAACACTTCCTGAGGTAATAAACTGCGTTATCAAGGCTTTTGATACTTACACAAAAAATTCGAGTGGTAACGATGTCGATGTTACAGTTAATTTCGGGGAATACGCAAGTCCATCGTTTGAAGCGACTGTGGAAACCGTTGCCAAGGCAAGACCGGGTAAAGTCATTATGTCGGTTGAGGCATCAGTGGATGAAATGTATGGTGATAGTAAAGATGAGGAATGGAAAGCGGAAGAAATAAAGCGGCTACGTATTGAGAACGGCGTCATGGAAACACAAGAGCCTGTTATATCAGAGTTTGACGATTTAGGCGGTGCGACTCCAACGCCAGACGATTATCCGCAGGATGAATAATGGCAAAGAAAGAAAAGGACCCATATGCTCTGAGAGATATATTTGCGGAAATGGAGCTGGAACTGATGGCATCCCTGCGTCGAAACTTTATCAACCATAAGGTAGAGGAACGGGAGCGGGGTTTTAGCTGGGAAATGTGGCAAAAGGCCAAGCTTCGTAATCTGCAGGAATACCGCAAAGAGACAACCAGCGTCATATACCGATTTCGAAAGCGTATCACACAGGCAATCGAGCAGGTCCTGCGCAATCACTTTAGTGTCGGTGTGCGTAAAGCTGATATCAAACTGCCGCAGGATGGGGTCAATACCGGGCTTCCCGGCAAAGAACCTCCTCAGGAAAGTCAATTTTTCGGTACGAACCGGAAGAAGCTCGACGCACTTATCAAATCAACAAAAAATGACTTTGAGGACGTGCAACAAGCTGTATATCGCAAGATGGATGACGTGTACCGTCAAACAATCTTTAAGACTGAGTTTCAGCTGTCCAGCGGGGCTATATCACTTGGTAAGGCAATCGATAAGGCTACAGAGGATTTTCTTGCCAAGGGCGTTAACTGTATAGCCTATAAAGATAAAAACGGCGAGATTATAAGATACGTGAATATTGCAGACTATGCGGAAATGGCATTGCGCACAGCGAGCCATAGAGCAACATTACTCGGTGAGGGCAGCAAGCGTGACGAGTTAGGTGTGCATCTGGTCTTTGTATCAGCCCATGCGAACGCCTGTAAGCTTTGTTTGCCTTGGCAGGGACAAATACTCATTGATGATGTTTTTAGCCATCCCAATGATGAATACATTGCAAAATACAAAGAGAAGTATAAGTTGCTGTCCGATGCTATTAAGGCAGGACTTCTGCACCCAAATTGCAGGCACACGCTTGCTACGTACTTTGAGGGCGTGACAAGGCTACCAAAACCGCAAGACCAAAAAATAGCCCTAGAAAATTACAACAATGAGCAGCACCAGCGTAAATTGGAACGTGAGATAAGAACGCGTAAAAGGATACTTGCTGGAACTGTGGAGGATGAAGACCAGAAAGAGGCAAAGGCTAATCTGAGGCAGGCTCAGAAGAACCTTGGAGACTTTCTGGAGGCGCATTCTGAGTTTAAAAGAAATCAGCGGAAGGAGAAAGTGCATGGGAATAAACATACTCTATCCTCAACACTTGAAAACTTCGATGATTCGACGTTGAAAGAAATTGATGAACGTACTATACTGGAAGTGGATAAGGCGCTGGCTAAGATTTATAAAGAATATCCAAGCTTGCAAGGAATCATAAAAAACGTACACCTCATAGAGGATGGAACGGCTAAAGCAGAAATAGACATTCAGAACAAAGGAATTAGTTTGTCTTTAGGCATCAATAAAAACCTTACTCCTGAAAATGCTAAATCATTGACTGAAAAAATGTACGGACAGTACAAATGGACTAAGAAGCCAGGCATTGAAGGGATAATAAAGCATGAAATGGGGCATGTTCTCAATTATGATTATTATGTGCGAAAGAATCATCTTGAATACGGTAAGCCATACAGTGATGAACCATTGCAAAAACTCATAAACGACTTGGAAAGAAATGATTTTGCAACAGAATTAAGGGCCGAAACATTAGAAAGATTGGGTGTTACTGATACAGATGAAAATGTTGCGAGATATTTTAGCTCATATGCCAAAACCAAATCCATGACTAATAATGGGGAATTTTTTGCAGAAGCGTTCTCTGATTATTCAGATACAGAAGCAAAATTTATCTTTATGGAACTGCTGAAAGAGAGGTTGAAGTGAAATGCTTTTTGCACCACCTTTAGAAATTATTGATCTGATTGAAGACGTGTATGACAATAATGGTAATTTTGTCGGCGAGAAAATAAACGATTCAGCTACATTAGAACAGAAAAAAATATTTGAAATGTATCAAAAGGAATGTGAAGAAGCATTGAGAACGTCTTTCAGGGTAGAGTTAAGTGACAGAACTTACAATCCAGTTGATGGATGGAAAATCAAGTAGTTATTAAGCACTCATAAATTGGGTGCTTTTTTAGTGGAGGGAAATCGTGGAAAAGGCAAATAAGGAGCAACAAAAGATCATGCAGGAACTTGATTATAAGATCGATGAGTATTATAAAACACATGATGATGAAAGTGATGATTTATACCGCATGCAAGCACACTATCACAAGAAAATAAAAGAAGCTGGTAAAAGTCATGTGCAGACATAGCTATTGTGAGATAGTAGAAGACCAGTATTGTGATAAAAGATTGATGTACAGGACGTTGAAAATAAAGCGTACCTGCATTTTTTGCGGAAGAACGGAAAGAGAGGTAAGGCACGTGAAAGACCCACCCAAGCGCAAACTACCGTATTTTGGTAAGCAATTGAAGTAAAGGACGGTATAGAGTTAAGGAGGTGATTAACATGTCTTGTAAAAAGAAAGGTAAAGGCGGACGTAAATAGTTCGCTTTTTTATGCCCAACCATGACAAGGCTTTAAAAGGTGCATGTCCGAAAGGATAGGGGAGCACACCCGAATAAACAGGAGGAAATTAAAAATGAGAAATTACCTAAGATATCCGTTGAATATTCAGCTTTTTGCAGAAGATGGAAGCAGCGGAGAAGGTGACAATGCTGGTGCACAAGCAGGAGCACAAGGAACCGCTACTCAACAGATTGATTACGACAAGCTCGCGGAAGTTGTTTCAAAACGTTCAGCTGGAACAGAAGACAAGGTGCTACAAGGATATTTTAAGCAGCAGGGATTGACACCAGAACAGGCCAGTGAAGCAATGAATCAATATAAGCAGGCGCAGGCAACTAAACAGCAGGAAGAAGCACAACGTATCCAGGCTATGCAGCAGGAAAATGCACAACTGAAAGCACAAATCCTGAACTCACAGATTGATGCGAAAGTTGCAGAATTAGCAGGGACGCTAGGAGTGCAGGCTGAAAAAGTACCATTTTTAAGTAAGCTTGTAGACCGTGCAAACGCAACAAAAGAAGATGGTACGCTGAACGATGACAACATCAAAACGGCCATTGAAACAGTTTTAAAGGCATTCCCTGATTTCAAGTCCACTACACAAGCAGGAGGATTCCAGCAGATTGGTGGAGGGAATCAAGGCACTGCAGGCGGAAATGGTGTCGATGATCAACTTGACAATATTTTCGGAGTTAAGAAAAAATAGGAGGGCTATATAAATGGCAGAATTAAATTATGTAACGCAATTTTGGCCACGTATCATTGAAATGTACGGGCACTTGCTAATGTCTAATGAGTTGTATAATACAAATCAGGACATTCAGATTATCAATACAAAAGATATCCGATTACCAAAAATCACAGTATCCGGTTATAAAGATCACAATCGTAAGACGTTATCATTTAACACAGGTTCTTATGGTAACGACTTTGAAACAAAGACATTAGACCATGATCGCGATATCGAATTCGCGATTGACCCTATGGATGTTGACGAAACGAATCAGATTGTTTCCTTAGCAAACATTCAATCACGTTTTGAGAAGACGCAGGCTATTCCTGAATTAGATTGTTACACCTTCTCTAAGCTCTACACAGAGGCAAAACGTGTTGGTGCAAAAATCAGTAATACAGCGATCACAACCGCAAATATCCTTTCTGATTTTGACGCAAATATCGAAGCAATGGAAGAAGCAGGAGTACCTTTAGAACGTGTTATCATGTACTGTACACCTGCATTTAAAACTAAACTGAAAAACGCAGAAGGCATCCAGCGTACCTTGGAGGTATCTGGTAGCGCGAAGAATATTGATCGTCGTGTACGCTCATTGGATGATATCAGCACTATTAAGACTGCGCCGGCAAGCCGCTTAAAGACTGCTTTTGACTTCACAGAAGGCTTCCAGGTAGCAAGTGCAGGAAAACAAATCAATTACATCATGATTGACCCTGAGGCACAGGTATCCCGCGTCAAATACTCTTATATCAAGGCATTTACACCAGGTCATGACAGCCGCACTGCGGACAAATACCTTTATCAGAACAGACGTTTCAACGGAACATTCGCATTGCTGGATGATCTGCTGGAACAGGGATGTATCATCAATGCAGAAGCGGAGGGATAAGCATGAAAGCATTAAAAGACAATAAAGAGTACACCATTGCCGAAGAGCAGAAGCATGCATACCTTGAAGAAGGATACGATATCTATGGGGAGGATGGAAAACTGCTGGAATACTCTCCAAAGAAGAAAATCGCATATAGTGAATATGCTGCTTTGGAAAAAGAAAATCAACAGTTAAAGAAAAGAATCAAGGAGTATGAAAAGGAACAAAAGAAAGCAGGTGAATAGCATGTATGCAACACCTGAATACTACACCGCTGATTACAGCGGTAACCTCATATCACAAGATGAGCTACCCAAGGCCTTAAAAGATGCGGAGTACAGCATCGACCACCTCTGCTTTGGACGCATCAAGGGCAAAGGGTATGATAATCTATCACCCTATCAGCAAGAGCTCATAAGCCGTGCTGTCTGCCTACAGGCTGATTATATCAAGCAGTATGGTCCGTATATCAATAGTCCGCTAAAAGGCTATAACGCAGGCAGCACAAAAGTCGAGATGGCCAACGTAACCTACGGCGGTATCAGCACTACGCAAGAGATAATCAACCTCTTAGAGGATACAGGGCTCAGATGCCTGGTGTTGTAATTGCGAGCCCTTTCCCTTTTCCCTCCCACGAGGCTACGACACACGTTGTCATATATCAGGAGCAGGACACAGAGGACCAGGGGCCCATCGAGACTGTTATCTATGATGGATTGGCGATCTACGACGAAAAGTCAAAGATTGTATACGGTAAAGACAGTAAGCAGATATCCCTCAGTGGTATGCTTATCATACATGGCGATGTACAAGCCTTGGAGGGCAAGATAGCTTTCCAGGGCTTTGTACAGATTGGTGCGGAGCGCAAGCAGATATACGCTGTGCGAAAGCCAAAACTGCTAGGCGTTATCTACAGTACGGAGATTGATCTATTATGAATGTTAAAAGCGTAAAGGTGAATATCAACCATAGGGCTATAGCACAGCTGAATAAGGCCAAAGAACGCGCTTTAGAGCTGACTGCGGAGTCTATGCGCTCGGATATTGTGAGCCGCGCTGTTGTACCAAAAGATATTGGAGACTTGGAGCGGAGCGGGTTTGTTGATAAAGGACACATAAGTACAAAGCTAGTTGCAGCAATTGTCTTTGATACACCTTATGCACGCAGGTTGTATTATAATCTACCGTTTGTTGATAAAAACGGTAAAGAGCATCAGCCTGTTACCTTCCAGCGGACAAAAAATCACGATGCGCAGGACCATTGGATGGATTACTATTTTGATGGAGATGGATTACAGTGGGTACAAAAAACATTTGCTGAGTTTTTAAAGCAAGAAAGTGGAGGGCTTATCACATGATGACCTTAAAAGACGTCAAGGACTGGCTCAAATCACAGGTCTCAGCGGATATCTGGAAGATAGGTACTTATGACGTATCTAAGGAAAAAACGGTCTGTGTGCGCAATCTAACGAGCAACCGCAGCATGTTAGCTATAGGCGGCCTACAAAGCACCACAACAGCCGTCAAGGGAGTATCTATCGTAGTGCATTGGAATAAAAACCCGGATGAAACTGAGCGTGTAGCACAAAGCATGCATGCTCTTTTTTACGGACAGCAGCCGAAAATTGGTGATTACCGAGTTATTAAATGTGATATGAGGAGCGACGAGCCGATTTCCGTTGGAACGGACGGAGAGGGCATCTATGAATATGTAATTGAAACATGGCTCACATACGAGCGAAAGGAGTAATTTATGGCGAAAGTAACGACCGGTGTCTATCCGGTATTTGACATTGTTTTTAGTATTGGGACGAAAGGACTTGCGAGCTCAGAAGATGATATGGCATCCATTAAGGATATGGAGTCATTCTCCCTATCCATTGAAAGCAATGTGGAAAAATGGAGCCCGATGGACCAGGGAGGATGGGGCAGAGCCCTGGCAACTGCCAAAGCAGTTACTGTATCCCTGAAAGGTAAAAGAAGCGTAGGAGATAAGGGGAACGATTATGTTTATACTGTACTGTGGAAGGACGGTCTTGATTGTAGCACTAAGTATTCTATTGAATTCCCGGATGGCTCTAGCATCACTGGTAATTGTGTGCTGGATGTTAAAGCTGCACCAGGCGGCGATAGCACAAATGTCGCTGCGTTGGAACTTGATATCATATTCGATGGAAAACCGACTTTTGTGCCGGCGCCAGCAACACCAGAAGGAGGCGCTTAAGATGGGACGTAGATATGATGTTGTAGACCGCCTCAGAAATCGCAACGAGAGGCCTGTAGTTGAAATCGACGCAGAGCACAAGTATCCTATAAACACGTCTAAAACAAACGTGCTGCTGATTATGTCCGAGGTCAAGAAAGCCCAGAAAAAGACGGAAGACGACCTTGAATCTGACATTAAAATGATTGATAAGATCATACAGATTGCACTCGGCAAGGAAGCTCTGGATTACATCAACGAGAGCAATATGACGATGGCAGCTACAAACGATATCATGGCTGTTATCATGGCGGCTATCGGAGATACAGAAGTAGATTTCGAGGACGAGGAAACGCCGGAAGAAAAAAAGTAGACCGCTGGTATGATATCCTTGATGACTGGGAGCTGATAGAGTCGTCTTTTGCTATGCAGTACCCCACAAAGGACCTGTATGACGATAAGATGGACTGGATTGAGTTTACCACGCTTCTGGCGGGTATCATGCCAGACACACCTTTGGGCAATATCATATCCATTAGAGCCGAAGACGATGCTGACACGTTGGAGCACTTTAGTGAGGAGCAGCATCGTATCCGGAATGAGTGGAGAGATAAGCAAACCCAGAGAATGATTGAGAGCATGAATAAAGAGGAAGTTATGAAAGAAGTCTATGCGATGTTTATGGACATGAGTGAATAACTTCCTTTTTATTTTTAGAAAGGCAGGTGATGATGTGGGAGCGACAAGTGCAGGGTCTATACAGATGGATCTGGAGATAAAATCAGACCTTGACAAAGATATACAGGCAGAGTCGAGTAAGATAGCTGACCGGATACGCAAGCAGGTGGATGCTATGAGTGGGGATATGTTTAAAAATCTTAGGCAGTCTCTTGTAGCTAGTCTCGACAAAATGAATGAATCCGTAAAGGCTACTCTCAACCGTACAAAGCTTGAAATGCAGGCTTTTGTTGAGCAGATGGCGGGCATGGTCAAGCAAATGTCTGGTGTGCAGATGCCTTATCAGAAGGCTCAGAGCGACACAGAGCCAAGCACAACAGTCTCACATGGTCCTAGTGTGAGAGGGCCGCCGGGAATCAGTATACGCAAGCCTAAAGTCAAGTTTGACCCGCAATTTGATACAGAAATGACCCGCCAGAAATATGCTGAGCTTGAAAACATGATGGATATGTACGACAATCAGATCCTTGCAAAACAAGCGCAACGGAAAACGCTGCTTGAATCTTATAAGCCTAACATGAGTGCACAAGCTGAGAGTGCTCTTGATAAGCAGGTGATGGGGCTTGATACACAAATCGCTAAGCTGCAGGATGCTGCAGCACGGACAAACATCACTCTTAGCGCGATGAATAGACAGATGGGAGCAACGTCCGGGGTAGCTAGAGCAGCAGGCAATGCTATCTTGCAATTTACAAAGCGCTTAGCCTCATCAGCATTGCATAAGTTTAGTAATGGGCTAAAATCAGCAGGACAGCATGCAGCGTCTTTTGCAAGCCGATTACTTGGTATAGGGTCAGCCGGTAAAAAGGCCTCTAACGGTATGGGGCGCGCTCATATGGGCGTAGGTCAGCTGATTAAGTCGTTTACGATTTTCTCGCTGATATTCCCCCTAGTGAGCCGAGGCATTATGGCACTCGCTCAAAACATTGGGGCTACCCTTATGACAAATACTGCGTTTGCAAATAGTTTAAATCAGATACGCTCTAATTTGGCCACAGCATTTACACCTATCTTTCAGGCAATCATGCCCGCACTTAATGCGCTTATGTCTGCGTTGGCCACGGTGACCGGCTATATAGCGGCTTTTATGTCTGCGCTGTTTGGTAAGTCAATGTCAGCAACAAAGCAGGCCACATCCGGTATCTATGCAGCAAAGGATGCAATGGGTGCATACGGCTCATCTGCTGATAAAGCAGCTAAAGCGTCGGAAAAGGCTCGCAGGTCACTCATGGGATTTGACGAGATCAACAAGTTGGATGATGCGGATGATTCTGCCGGCTCTGGCGGCGGCGGTGGCGGCGGGAGCGATATGCCGGTCTACACACCGACTGATGTCGATGACGGACCTATCAAAAAATGGGTCAAGCAGCTCAAAGACCTGTGGGCCGAGGGTGACTATGCCGGTATTGGTAAGCTCATAGGTCAGCAGGTCAATAAGGCTGTAGCATCATTTACAAAGTGGATATCATGGGATAACTTAGGCAAATCCATCACAGAGTTTTGCGATGGGTTTTGTGAGCTCTTTAACAGCTTGATAGATACGATAAACTGGGTAAATATCGGTCGAATGTTTGGCACCGGAATCAACACTATCGTAAATACGTTGTATTTGTTGTTTACTGGCATTAACTGGGAGCGGATAGGTAAAGCATTAGCTCAGGGGCTTAACGGTCTTGTGTACAGCGTTGACTGGGATAAGTTGGGGCATACGATTGGGTCATATGTACAAGCTTGCATCGACATGCTTTATGGATTTGTAACGACTGCTGACTGGCCTGCTATCGGTAAGGCTCTGGCTGATGGAGTAATGGGTCTTATGTACAGCGTGGATATGCCAAAATTTACAGCAGCTCTCGGCAAAGGTCTAAGTGGAGCAATAAGCTCTGTGCATACCTTTGTTAAAAACATTGACTGGCACAAGCTGGGAGATACGATTGCCAAGAGCATAAACGCCTTTTTTAATAACATAAATTGGGCTGACTTTGGCATGACTCTGAGCGATGCAGCACAGGGCATCCTTGATACATTGCTTACAGCGATAAGGGGTGTAGACTGGGGGCAAATAGGCACCGACATTGCAACCTTTATCAAAAACATTGATTGGTGGGGCATTGCAGGCTCTTTACTCCAAACAATAATCGCAGCTGTGCACGGCATAGGGTCTGGTATCCTGAGTCTAGCTGCAGACCTTGGCAAGTGGCTATGGGACGGTTTTTGCAACGGTGTACGTGATTTCTTCGCTGATCCGATAGGCTTTTTACGTAGTGTAATAGTTGACCCCATCATAAACGGTATAAAAGAGCTATTTGGAATCCACTCTCCGAGTACGGTTTTTGCTGAGATAGGCGGATACCTCATTGAGGGCTTAAAAAACGGTATCGCAAAGACTATAAAAGGACTTGTAACTGCAATACCTAAACTGTTTTCCGGGCTAGTCAAGGCTATAGGCAACGTCTGGACAGATATAAAAAAGAAAGCAGGCAAGGCGTGGGATGGAATCACAAAATCCTTAGGGGATACGTGGTCTAATCTAAAGGATAGCGCCGGTAACTTATTCGGTAAAATTGGAGATAAAATATCGAGTGTTTGGAATGGCTCTGACAAGGACACAAAAAGTGCTTGGGGGAGTATAAAGGGCGTAGTGGCAGACTCCATTGATACAGTGCGTAATGATGTAAGTGTCAACTCAGAGAAAGCGGGAAAATCAATTGAAAAGAACTTTAACAATGCGCGCGACTCTCTAATCGGTGCAAACCGCGGCATGAGCAATGATACCAAAAATGCATGGGGACCTCTGGTCACCTTTGTGTCTGACAAGTGCGGATCGATTAAAAATGATATCTCACGTACTTTTAAGGATTCGAAAAATACTGTAGATTCAAGCAGCAAAAGCATGAAGTCATCTGTAACAAGTAATCTGAGTGCAACAAGCAAGTGGATTAGCGGTACGATGTACAGTGACATGTACAACAAGGCCAAGGGGATGATGAATAACTTTAAGAATGGCTCTGGATCAGTTAATGTTAAGTCTACCGTGCAGAGTTGCGTAAATAAAGCCATGTCATGGCTTAGCGGTCTTGGGAGCAGCTCCTACACTTGGGGCGGGCACATGATATCAGGGTTTGCAAACGGTATCCAAGATTATGCCTATAAAGTAACCAACGAGGTAAAAAAAGCTGCTAACATCGTTGCATCATGGCTACACTTTACACGGCCAGATACTGGCCCTCTGCGAGAGTATGAGCAATGGATGCCACATATGATGGAGGGGCTCGGTAAGACTCTGGCAGCAAGCACACCAAGATTTATAGGGCAGGTCAAGAGTTTATCTCAATCCATGTCAGGAGCCATGCAGGCAGCACTACAGGAGCCGACGATCGCGTTTGCCGGAGAAAGGTCCCTAAACGTGCAGCATGAATGGAAAGAGTCTCAAAGTGATACAGATAAAACAACCATGAAGGACCTCATTGAAGAAGTGAGAGGTTTGAAGCATAAATTTGATGAGGTTAAGGAAGAAATCAGGAATAAAGATACTGATGTTTATATTGACGATCAAAAAGTAACGAAAAAAGTCGTTGAAAATGTAAACAAGGATACTCGCAAAAATGGTAAGTGTCCTATAGATATGTAGGAGGTGCGGGTATGGCAATACTCACGGCAAACGGTGTGGCGCTGCCTGCGCCTACCGTTATAAAAATTGACAACGAGATCATATGGTCAAGCAATACCGGACGTACATCAAGCGGCACTATGGCCGGGGACGTCGTGGCTGAAAAAAAGACAATAACAATCGAGTGGGGAGTGCTCCGGGAGTCGGAAATGGCTAAAATCAGAAAAAATCTGATTGCAGGGTTCTTCCCTTTTTCATTCGATGGAGGAGGAGGGGCAAGCCTCTCTATCATGTCATACCGTGGTACAATTAACGAGGAGCATATAGGGCTCTTAGGTGATGGCATCTACTGGTACAAAAAAGCGACTGTAAAAATAATACAGCAATAAGGAGGATATTATGGCAGTAATTACAAAATCAAATAAAAATATTGAGATAACAAAAAATATCGAGGTAGACAACGTACAGGTCGAGCAGGTAAAGGCTGTAATCAATACCAGCAATCCAGAAAACGCAAATCTGACGCATTACATCAGCAACCAGACTCTCTACAAGGCAAATCGCACAGAAGTTAGAGCCGCGGAGGCTGCAGCAGAGGATGAAATCTATGTAGAGCAGGATGCGATTATCGCAGAACTGGCAGGAGGTAACAAGGATGCAGCTTAAAAATAAACAGATTGTAGACGCACAGCCAGCACTTGGCAAGATGCTCAACACCACTTTACCCGTAAAACAGTCATACCATATCAAAAAGACGCTGGAGTCAATAAAAAAGCAGTCAGTCTTTTTGGAGGAGCAGCGCACGGATTTAATCAAAAAATATGGCGTCGAGAAAGACGGCAATTACGCTATACCGGAAGATGACTTATCAGCTCGCAAGAAGTATTTTGATGAATATAAGGAGCTTTTAGAGCTGGAGGAAGAAATCGACGTGAGGCGGCTTACCCTCGATGAATTGGACCGTGTGGAACTGACAGCAAATGAGCTTGAATCAATCGAGTTTATGCTTAAAATCGAAGATTAGCACAGGGAGGTGGTACGATGATAACCACATCCGATAAATATAAAACGGCAATATCCAAATCTGGCCGCCATTTCCGGTTGAAAATTGACATTGCAGGTACCGAGTATACTGGCATAAAGAGCTTTAAGCTTAAAGGAGGCACAAACTCATCTGAGCAAATAACATTTGGGGATGCTGTGTCCTCTTATATTGAGTTTATCCTAACAGACGTGCCTAAAAACACTATCCTTAAAGGACGTCAAGCGATACCTTATATTGGTTTAGAGCTGGACGATGGTACGGTGGAGTGGATTAAAAAAGGTGTCTATAACCTTGAAAAGCCGGTACGATCTGGAGAGTTTATAAAGCTTACCGCATATGATAACTTCGCCCTTTGCTATAAAGGGTTTTTTACTGGCTTGATTGGTAATCAAAAGATAGCCACTATCCTACAGGAGCAATGCAAAAAAATAGGTATTGAGTATGCGGGCGGGGCGGATGATGTTACCTACAAAGTCGATAGCCTGCAGGGGCTTACTATCATTGAGGCTATAAGTGTGCTTGCCGCGTACTGTGGCAAAAATGCTATTATGGACAAAGACGGTAAGCTCAGGCTGGTATGGTATACCGACGCAGGTCTTACAATATCCCCAAGCCGATTTGCTGATCCGCTGGAAATGGACGAGGAAGACACCTTTATCAATCGGCTGGATTGTACGATCGACGAGGAACATTCTGTATCCGCTGGAACTGGCATTGGCATCTATTTTAGCTGCCCAGGCATGACCCAGGAGCGTATCACTGTCTTATACAACCGGATTAAGGGCTTTACGTATAGAGCCGCCAAATTAAACTGGCGCATGGCTCAACCTGATGTTGAGGCAGGTGACCTCGTGCGTGCAATGGATAACGCCGGTAATGCTTATGTTGTCCCTCTCATGGATTATGAGTTTAATTGTGACGGTGGATTTTACGGCATCATACAATCTAAAGGAAAAACCCAGCAGGAGCAAGACACAGGTTATAAAGGCCCTCTGCAAACAAAAGTAGATAGGACTTACTCTGACCTCGTAAGCACAAAACAGGTCATCACAGACAAAATCACAGCCTTTGAGGGCGAGTTTGAGACTATCAATACAAACTACCTTGAGGTCAACAAAAAGCTCTCTGCGCTGGATGCAGAAATCGAAAATCTGGACGTCACAGAGCTTGCCGCAAAGGTAGCGAAAATTGAGACATCCTACGTATCGAAAGAGTACGTACAGGACCTATATGCCACCAAAGCCGAGGTGCACGTACTGGACGTAGACTTGGAGCGTGTCAACACCCTGCTTGCAGGCAGTGTGACAGCAGGCAGTACGCAGACCATAGTCTTAAATGCTGATAACACAACGATATCCAATGCGCTGATAAAGTCGGCCATGATTGATAGTGTAGCAGCCGATAAAGTAACTGCTGGTACGATCGATGCAAGCAGTATACACTTTAAGTCACAATCAGGCCGCTTGGATATCTTTGGTGAGACATTGCAAGTCAAAGATGCAACTCGCACCCGTGTACAGATAGGCAAGGACGGCACAGGTGACTATGCTTTATCGCAATGGGATGCACAAGGCAATCTAATGTGGGACAGTCGAGGTGCTAAAGCTGCGGCCATAAAGGATAAGATTATTGTTAATGATATGGTGTCTGATAATGCTGAAATTGAGGGCAAAAAAATCAACATCACATCGCTGGTAAAAGAGATTAACGACGGTACAGAGGTGATAAAGTCTAGCCATATTTTAGTGGATGGAGCTAATCAGTCTCTTTCTGTGGTGTATAACACTATCACCGGTGATTTAAGTACATTAAGTACAGCATTATCCGTGGAGCAAGGCAAAATCTCATCACTGATTACCGACATGTCACAAGCTAAAGGTGATGTATCAACCTTAAAGACCAATTACAGCAGCCTCACACAGACTGTATCAGGCATTAACAGTACGGTTGGTGAGCATACCTCCACGCTGACAAGTGTCACTTCAAAACAAACTCAATTAGAGCAGACAGTTGATGGCTTTAGCGGCAGGATATCAGCGGTTGAATCCACAGCATCGAGTACATCATCTAAACTTAGCTCTTTGGTTGCTGATGTTAACGGATTTAAAACAACGGTAAGTGATACATATGCTACCAAGGATATTGTGAATAGCATGAGCTCAACGATCACGCAAAAGGTAGACAGTTTATCAGTGAGTATCAAGGAATCATATAATCGAATAAATCTCATAGAGAATTCTGATTTTACAAATGATACAGCTTGTTGGAACAAATCATTAGCGTCGACATGTACAGGCGGCAGAGCGATGACATGGGGAAGCAGTACAGGGCGTGCGCTTTGGTTGGAATCAAGTGCATTTGATGGAACTGCGAACAGTAACTGGTTTCAACGTATAGACATAGGACGTAAGGTAAAAGGATTTTATATGTCCACTGAATTTTTGACAAATTCCGATTATGTGGCTGGGCCTACAAATCCACTTGCAACTTATATTATCAATATATATTATACCGATGGCACCAGAAGTTCAGGGTCTGTCAGAGATACATCCCATAAATGGGTGCGGGTAGGCAAGTTTGTAGAGGTTGAAGATAAAGAAATAGAATATGTAAGAGTATATCTTTATGGTAGAGACTTCAAAGGACGCATAGCTTTTAATAGACCTTTCCTATGCGAAGCTAATTCAGCTATTGATCCATCTTACTGGGCGCCTGCTCAATCAGAAGTGACAGGCAATATGAGTGTTGTGATCAATTCTGGAGGATTACGTGTAAATAATGGAGCATTATCCATTTATAACAATGCTGGGAGTAGGGTACTGTATGGCGATACAAACGGAAATCTAACTATGACTGGGACGGTCACTGCCACATCTGGTAAGATTGGCGGGTTTGACATCGGAGCATTAAGATTGAGTGCACAAAACAATGGTAAATATACTGTAATGCAAAGTGCCGGGACGTATGCTTTTTATGCAGGAAGCACAGCAGAATCTATGACAGGTGCTCCATTTTATGTGACGCATGAAGGAAAGTTAAAAGCTGATAATGCATTATTGACGGGATCATTTACAAGTCTTGGAACAGAAAATACAAAGGTAGTAATAGGTAATGGCCGCATGGATTTGTTTATTAACAGTAATCATTGTGGAGGAATAGCATCATCTTACACTAGCAGTACCAGCAGAGGTATATTACTATCGGCTGATACTGGTGCAAAGTTTTTATCATTGGGACAAACAGATATTGACGGTAATAGCGGTGCATCATGGTACACACTGAATTTTGGCTTAAATCCATCAGGTTGGACGGAGCGGCATATATTTTTAGGGTCATCGAACTTTCCGGTTCAGCCTAAAAATGGAAAAGGTTATGTGGTCGTTTCTAATGTTACTGGAGGAGGTTTCCGCAATATTAGACAAATATATCATGGTCATCCTGATAGCAGCACTGATTATCTGCAATACGAAGATGTCACAGGAGCAGATTATTATTGCAAAACATCATGGGTATCTGATGCTAAACTTAAAGCAAATATTATGGATACTGATGTATGTGGACTTGATGCAATAAGGAGATTTAAGCATGAATCCTTCGTCTTTAAAAAGACAGGATTACGAAGATCAATAGGCTATATAGCACAAAATCTCCAAGAAATAGATCCGCAGCTTGTCGAGAATTTGGGTGGTACACTAGCGATAAATCCGGAAGTTGTCATACCGTATATCTCTAAAGCAGTGCAAGAATTGGATGCAAAAATTGTTTGTGCTGAACAAAATTATTTACAGAGTACACAAAATTTTCAGCAGGAGCTGCAAAAACGAGACTTCGAGATATCGCAGTTACAATACAGAATACAGCAATTAGAGAGCCGCACATAGGCTCTCTTTAAATATGCCTTAACAGGCGGAAGGAGAAGAAACATGGATATGCTTTACACTGTTTTACTGGCAGACCTCAGCATGGTACTGGTCTGCTACGCTATTTTACTACTGGCTTTTGCATCTAACGTGGTGCTGAGCCTTTACCACAATATCAACATCACAGGGGAGCACTTTGACGCTAAACGGCTGTGGCAGGGCGTTAAAAAGGCCTTGGTGCTGGTCTTTGGTACAATGCTGATGGTTGCTGCTGTAGATGCAGCCACTACGCTGCTCACGCAGTATGTGCCAGATATCAATGAGCAGGTGCATGACCTCATCACTGTGGCTATGATTGCCGCTACAATCGGCGTAGCAGCATGGCGCTATATCAAGGATGCATATAGTACGTTTATCAATATCCTTAATGGTAAGCCCTCTGAGGTCGCAGCTGCGGTGGATGCTAAGGAGTAAGACATGTCGGATGTAATTATTGTGGCTCTGATTGGAGGCGTATGCACAGCCATACCGTCATTGATAGCAACGGTAGTGATCAACAACAAATCGACAGCTGTCATGCAGTATAAAATAGACGACCTTACAAAAAAAGTGGAAAAACACAACAATGTTGTAGAACGTATGGCGGTTGCAGAAAACAGTATCAAATCGGCTCATCATAGAATCGATGACCTTATGGAAAAATAGGAGGAAACAAAAATGGCATTTAAGAAAAGAACAAGCCTGTCCGGATTAACAGGCAGTAATTGGATGGATTGGGCGCTACGGCGTACAGGAGTGGCAATGCCAAACTGCTTTACCTATGCTACAGCTCGTATCAGCGAGATTTTAGGTCGAGAGGAGTATTTGGATAGCCCACGTGTAAACGGGGCGCAGGAGCTATGGGACAACTACTCAAACGGGTTTAAACGCTCAAAATATGCTGTAGAGGGTGCACTCATGATCTGGCAGTCCGGACAGTGGGGACATGTTGCAGTATGTGAGGAGCTTATTGACACCAACACAATCGCATGGTCGCAGTCAAATTACGGCGGTAAAAGCTTTGAGTATATCAAGGGCAACCCTAATGGTTATCTGGGCATGAAATTTTTAGGATATCTGGTACATGATAAACTGCCGAAAGCAGAGGCAGCAAAACCATCCACTAGTAAGCCGACTACAACCGGCATTAAGGCGGGCAATAAGGTCAAAATCAAGTCCAGCGCTAAAAAGTACGCTACTGGCCAGACAATCCCCGCATGGGCTAAAGGCAAGACATATACCGTACAGCAGGTATCTGGCAGTAAGGCGCTGATTAAAGAGCTTGTGTCATGGGTTAAAATATCCGATTTACAGGTGACCGGCGCAGCTGCGGTGATTGCAGTCGGCAAAAAGGTCAAAGTTAAAAAGACGGCAAAGACATATGCAACAGGGCAGAGTATTCCAGCGTTTGTAAAAGGTACGACTTACACAGTCATGCAGATTAGCGGTGAAAAGGTGCTGCTAAAAGAAATCATGAGCTGGGTTAGAAAGTCTGACCTCGAATAAGAAAAATAACCACTCATTCCTTCGGGGATGGGTGGCTTTTTTTATATAATTTATACCAAATATCAATATTTGTTGTATAATGAAGATACAGAAAAGGAGTGGGAAAGATGGATGAGAATAAGAAAATAGAAATTATCGATTATTATGCAAACAATATTAGTGTTAACACTTCTATGTTTGAGTGCGTGATGGAATTCGGAAAGGAAATTATGATGGAAGGTGGGAAAACAGAGTTAGAAAAAGGAGTTAGGGTAAGGATAAGTCCACAATTATTGAAAGTGCTAAGTTCATTATTAGCTCAATCAGTAGAGCTATATGAGAATGAAAACGGAAAAATAAATGTCAGAAATCCTCATCTTAAAGAGTAGCGTGCCGTTATGGGAAAATTGCCGTTATCTACAAAAGACCCAAGAGGTAAAACGATTACCGTATCGTCAAGTAATTACTATGGGCACATACAACCTCACGGACATACAGAAATTACACCAAGTATCATAGAATCAACATTAAACTCTCCGGATTATATTTATCAAAATCCTGAGCATGCTAATAGAGAAGATTATTATAAAGCAAAAACTCTTCAAACAGGAAAGCATGCATATACAAAGGTTGTCACTGAATGTGTTGATGAGTACACAAATACTACAATCACAGCATATACTACTAAAAAGATAAAAGGAGGGCCTGAAAATGAAATATATCATAAATAATATTACGTATGATAGTAAATATGATATATTATACGTTAATTTCAGGACTTCTTCTAATTCTTATGGAGAAGAAGATATAGATCATCTGGTCATATTTAAGGATTTTGATACGGAAGAAATTACAGGATTAACAATATTTGATTTTAAAAGATTATTTGAGAAAAAAGATAAAGTTCTGGATACTGTTTCAAAGTTTTTGAACACAAAAAAGGTTTATAGTGAATTATGTAGATAGCTACTCTCTGCACCAGAGAGTAGCCTTTTTTTACTAAACATCGAACTTACAATATTTTACTAAGATAACGATTTGCAATTTTTGAAGAAATGCTATATAATTTCGTAGTCACTCTTTCATACAG